TCCTCGTTTGCCTTCTACTTCTGGCCGACACGAACGCTTTTTTCGAGCATGACCTTCGACGGGATAAACACGTTCTCGTTGTCTGCCGTCATGGCGAAGGCGCTGCCCGTGGCGAGTTGGTTAGTTAGTAGGATTGTTTGCTGCATTGTTCTCTTCCAGTTGCTTGAGTTGGTCTTCGGCGTCTTGTTTGTAGAAGGTCAGCATCATGATTTCTTCGCTGACCCAACCCGGCCTAACGCCTTGTCCGTGTTTCTTCATGAGGTCGTCGATCTGTGCCTGTTTGTGGGCGATGTATTCGCGGAGTTTGTCTGCTTCGGTCATTCTGTTATCTCCATCATGCTTTCAATGAAGGTTTGCGCTGCTTGGGCAACGATTGCATTGCCGTAACCGCGCAGTCGTCCCACACGCTGGGCAGACCCATGAGCCAGCGGGAATGTGCTGGGTTCAACTGGCCGCCACTTTCCATCTCGGCAGAAGAGCCAATCAGCATCTCGCCAGAAACCGTTAGTCGGGCTGGGCTGCACATCCAAGCCACCCTCGGCACCGTGTCGTCCCGCATCTGGCCGTCCCTCCGAAACATTGAACCCTCCAGATTGCCCGTGTCCTTGTGGTCCCGTGTCGTCGGCGTCGGCCAGCCCGCCATCAGCACGAAGTCGTTCAGATTGTTCGACCGATCCGGGTTCTCCACCCGATCCTCCCCGCCCGATCTGAAGTCCCTCATCTGCGGCGTCGGCCATCCCAACAAACCAGAGGCGCTGTCTGATATGCGGCGCGCCGACGCCCGCAGCGCACAGATCTGCAGCCCCGAAGGCGTAGCCCGTTGCTTCCATGTCAGCGTGTACAAGGTCGAGCCAGCCGAGGCCGTCCTTGCTTGCAACCTGCTCGCCAAAGACGACTGAAGGGCGGCACTGGCTGATGAGATGGTGCCAGTGCGGCCAGAGGTGCCGCTCATCAGCAACCCCGCCTCGGCGACCTGCGCTGCTGAAAGGCTGGCACGGGCAGCTTCCGGTCCAAACAGGACGGTCATCGGCCCAGCCTGCGGATCGCAGGGCGTATGACCAGACGCCGATCCCTGCGAAGAAGTGGCACTGGGTGAAGCCTCTGAGTTCATCAGGGGAAACATCGACAATTGATCGTTCATCTACCACTCCATCTGCTATGTGGCCCTGCTTGATAAGTTCCCGCAGCCATGCCGCTGCCTTGGGGTCGATCTCGTTGTAATAGGCGGTCATTGGATGCCCAACCGATCCAAGGCGAAGTATGATTTCTTGTAGTGCTTTATGAGGCGATCAACGCGCTGGACCTTGTCATCAATCTGCGGGTTCGGCGGCGCTTCATCGAAATCGGTCAGCGTCTCCCGATAATCCCAGAGGGCGGTCAGCACGATGTGCGTGTCCATTGCTCCAAGTCTGACTGCCATCTCACCACCCCATCCCGTGTCCGATCAGAAGCAGGCCATAGCCGCCGCCGAAGATTGCTATGACGCCGATCAGGTCGGCGAGGATGTCACGAATGCGGTATTTCATTATTTGATCTCCTTGCTTTCAATTGCCATGACCTGCGACACAAACGCGGCGACATTGCGCTGTGCTGCATCGGCGACGACACCCTGCACCAGCATCAGAACCTGTCGAACATGATCGTCATGCAGAGCGGTTTCCACCACAGCGTTTTCGCCCACCAGCTTGACGGTGCAAACCAGTGGATTGTCAGACCCGACAGGTTGCCATGAGAGTTTCGGGGCGATCTTCAGTTCAGTGATTTTCATATTGGTACCTCCTAGAAAGGGCATTCAGGTTGTTCTTTGGTGGGTTTCCATTGGGGCGGCGCATATGCCGCTGGCGTGGGCTTCGGCGGGGCCTGCCGGGGGATGATCCCCAGCAGGTCGAGGTGGTCGGCGAGGGTCATGCGGTGGCTTTTTCCAGCTTGTCCGCATTGACGTTCAGCAAGAGCGCCTGCGTGTAACCCATCCGCGCAATCTGTTCTGCGTTATCGCGGGCGGCAATCTTGGCCAGCGTGCGCAACCATGCTGCGTCGGGGCGGCCCTGGCTGTAACGCTTGCGGTCAACCGGCATTGCAGCGCGGATGCAGTCGGCGCCGTAAACGCCAAGGCCGGAAAGCTGGATGCCGACCTTCAGAGCGCGACCGCAGCAATCGCAGTTGGTCTGGAAGTCAGCGCCGATGATTTTGGTCTGGAAGGTCATCTTGGTCATCCTTGTTTGCTAGTTCGTATTGACACCCTACACGATGCAGCGACCCGTGCAAGCGAAAAATCGCCACTTGACACGAATATTTTTCGCCATCATATCTCGGGGCAGAAAGGAGACCGCAATGAATTTACCAACGCACGCCCTGCTCGCGGCCTGGCTCACAGCCAGAGGCATGAAGGCAGGGGCTTTCGGGGCGCTGATCCCCGTCAGCAAGGACGTTATCAGCAAGATCATCAACGGCAAACGCGCGCCTAAGCCTCACGTCGCAGAACGAATTGAGCGACTGACGGGCGGCGATATTGCAGCAGACCAATGGAGCGCCAAATGAACCGCAGCGAGATCCTCGACACCGCCAAGGAATACGTCACCAAAGACCGCGCAGACACGCACGGTGACGCAGAAAGCAACTTCGGCCTGATCGCGTGTTACTGGTCTGCGCACCTCGACGTCGGCATCGGTCCGGAAGATGTTGCCATCATGATGACCCTGATGAAGCTGGCACGCGCCAAGGCCAACCCAGGACACGCTGACAATTGGGTGGACGGCTGCGGATATCTGGCCTGCGGCGGCGAGATCGCGACGGGTGAGGCATGACCATCCACTACCATGGCACACCGCTTACACCGAGATCAGAGCTGCTGAAAATGGCGGGGAAACACTTCTGCGTTTCATTCGCCAATCCAGAAGACGCTGATTGGTGCCTTGCAAGCGGGCAGTCCGTGATGTGGGACAATGGCGCTTTTACGCTGCACACCAAGGGAAAGGCCGTCGATTGGCACAAGTTTTACACTTGGGTCGAACATCGTTTGGGTCATCCGCACTGGGCTGTTGTGCCAGACGTGATCGACGGAGACATAGATGATAATCTGGCATTAATCTCTCAATGGCCGCACGACCGCGCAATGTCCGCTGTCGTGTGGCACATGGGTGAGCCGATTGAGCATCTTCTGTCTCTCGTTGACCTTGGCTTCTCTAAGCTGTGCTTTGGATCGTCTGGCGCTTACTGGCAGGTCGGGTCTGAGGCATGGGAACGCCGCTGCGATGATGCATTCAACGCATTGGAGACGCGAGGGCTTCGACCTTGGGTTCACATGCTGCGCGGCCTTGCGATGTGCGGAGATCGGTGGCCGTTTGGATCGGCAGACAGCGTAAATGTAGCCCGCAACTACAAAGACACATCGACATGCCCCGAAAGAATGGCGCGTCGGATCGACTCAATCCAATGCCCGCCGAAATGGAAAATGCGGGCGCAACAGATGGGGCTTTTTGAATGATTGGATACCTTGCACTGGCGGCCTACGCTGCCACCGTGCCAGCGGCTAACTGGATGATTGGCAACATAGGGGAGTGCGTGCCTGATGGCCCCTGCTTGCTCCCGGTAGGGTTTGGCCTGATGGCACCATCTGGCGTTCTCCTGATTGGAGCTGCTCTTGTGCTGCGCGATGCAGTCCATCGCTTGCTTGGCTGGAAGTGGGCAATTGCTGCTATAATGGTCGGAGCTGGTCTGTCGTTTCAGTTTTCTCCAGCCGCCATTGTCATTGCATCGGTCGCAGCTTTTGTTCTGTCAGAACTAGCAGACTTCGCGGTTTACGCGCCGCTGCATCGCAAACGTCTTGCGCTTGCTGTCATGCTCTCTGGCATTGTCGGCGCGGCAATCGATAGCGCGGTGTTCTTGTGGCTGGCCTTTGGCTCTCTTGACTTCATCGCTGGTCAAATCGTAGGGAAACTATGGATGACTGCACTAGCGGCGGCTGTGATCGTCGCGGCCCAGAGGGTGCGCGCATGACACTCTACATCGGTATCGACCCCGGCAAGACGGGCGCCATCGCTGTCATGGACGGTGACGACATGAGCGTGCGCGTTTACGACATGCCCGGCACCATTGAAGAAAAACGCGCCATCCTGTCCGAGATCGGCATCGTGCGATGCGCTTGGATTGAGAAGCCGTTTTTCCCAAGGATGATCGGGACGGCCAACGTGGCCCGGATCGCGCAGGCATACGGCGAGATGAAGGCATGTCTGTTCTACGCTGGTGTGCCGACGAATGAAGTCGCGCCGGCTGCGTGGAAAAAGCACTTCGGCCTGTCCGCAGACAAGGACGCATCCAGAGCATACGCATCAAGCGTGTTCCCGGATCAGTCAAATCTGTGGGCGCGCAAAAAAGATGACGGTCGGGCCGAGGCGGCGCTGATCGCTTATTACGGATGGAGGAAGAAATGATCCGCGACCTATCAAACGAAGCATACCACGCCAGACCAGAGATCAGCAGCAGCGATGTCAAAGCCGTCGCCGCCAAGTCGCTGGCACACTGGAAAGGCAAGGTCTGGAAAGACAGCAGCGCCTTTGCCCTGGGCAGCGCCGTGCATGCTCTGGTGCTTGAGCCGGAAAAGAACCTTGTCCTGCGTGGCCCCGAAGATCGCCGGGGCAACAAGTGGAAAGAGGCCCAGCTTGCCGCCGATCTGGACGGCCAGATCCTGCTGACCGAAGGCGACTATGATCTGGCCGAGAAGATCGCGGCGCCGATCATTGACCACGAAGTCGTCAAGGCATGGATCGCCGATCCCAGCTTTGTGGCCGAAGCCAGCTTCTTCGCCACCGATCCGCAGACTGGCGTCAAGATCAAGTGCCGCCCGGACGGATACCTGCCGGACGCTGGCATCGTGTTCGATCTGAAGACAACCCGTGACGCCAGCCCGGAAGGCTTCCCACGTGAGATCCGCAACTATGGTTACGATCTGCAAGCAGCCTTCTACCTGCGCTGCCTGCGTGCTGCCGGGCATGACGCCCACACCTTCATCTTCGTCTGCGTCGAAAAGGAAGCCCCCTACGCTGTCGGCCTGCACGCGCTGACGGATCGCTACCTCGCTGCCGCCGATCTGCGCGTCACCGACACCCTTGAAAAAATATCCAGAGCCGAAGCCGCAAACACCTTCACAACCGGCTGGCCCTTGATTAACCATGTCGATCTGCCGCGCTGGCAGACCGAAGAGCCTGAAGCCGACGTGTTCGACGAAACCGTTGACTTCTGAAACCACCGCCAGAGAGGAGAAAACCAATGGCAAATAACGATGACTTCATGAAGGTCTTGGCTAAAAACGTGACCTTCCAATATCCGAAACTTTCGCAACCGCATCGCTTTAATACCCAGAAGCAGGCCAGCGAACCCTGCGCAGCGACCGCTTCCGGGGCAGCTTGGTCCGTGGCCTTCGAGATGACTAAGGACGAAGCCCGTCCGATCTTCGAAAGCCTGAAGGCGCACTACGACGCATGCCGTGGCCGCAACCCGAAGATGCCCCAGTTCAAGACCGTCTTCGGCATGAAGAAGCTGAAGGACGAGCATGGCAACGAGACCGGCATGGTCCAGTTCACCGCCAAGCGCAACGGCATGAAGAAAGACGGCACGCCCAACAAGGCGCCCACCGTTATCGACGGGCAGAAGCAGCCGCTGGCCGATCTGAACTTCTGGGGCGGCTCCAAAGGCACCGTGCGCGCGTGGGCTGTGGCCGTGATCGACCCCGACGGCAACGGTGGCATCTCGATGCTGTTGGATGCCGTGCAGGTGGTCGAAGCCCGCTATGGCGACGGCGGCATGGATGACTTTGACACCGTCGAAAGCAAATCGGACCCGTTTGAGCAGAAGCCGCTGGCAGAAGAAAAGCGCCAGAGCATCAAAGAAGAATTGGCAGACGACATCCCGTGGTGACATAAAGAAGAACCCCGGCAAGCGAGCAACTTGCCGGGGTTCAAATTAACGGAAGCGAGAGGAGAACCTTCCAATGCAAATAATACAGGCCACGCGCGCCTATTACAAGGACATCAAGCATGTCTGATGTCCGCTTCCTGACAGCGCCAGGATCTTTCTTCACGCTCATCGACAAGCCCGGCGAATACTACCCCGGCATCGGCTGGAACGAGATCGTCAAGCTGGTGCAGACCCCGCAGGCGAAAGAAAAGCGGGATGCTGATTTCTTTATCCCGTCCACCTACCGGGCGCACGACGGACGCGCCCACGAAGCCCAGCGTGAGCATGGCGCGTACCGTGCGCTGGCCATTGACGTGGACCGTGGCAACCCATCGATCGACGATGTGCAAGAGGCCGTGCAGGCCGTCTGCGGTGATGTCAGCATCCTGATCTACTCATCCTCGGGGGCAAGCCCGGAGAACCGCAAATGGCGCGCGATCATCCCGCTGGCCGCCATCGTCACGGGCGCCGAATACGAAGAGATCCAGACAGCATTTTTCGATCTCCTGCACGTCAATGGCGTACACCCTGACGGCGCCTTGGCACGCTGCGGCCAGCCGATCTATCTGCCCAACGTGCCGATCGATCGCCGCAACCCCGACCTGTCGCCGATCTTCTACGAACACCGCATCATTCGCGGCAAACCGCTGCGCCTCGACGCCGACAGCCCGATCCTGCAAGAACTGCACCGCAAGGCAGAGCAGCGCCGTCTGGCCGCAGAACAGGCCGACCGGGCGCGGGCCGAGCGTGAGCGCCAGCGTGCAGATCGCCGGCAGAAGTTTCCCGATGAGGTCAGCCCGGTCGATGCCTTCAACGCTGACCACAGCATCGAGGATCTGCTCCTGCGCTATCAATATGAGCGGCGCGGATCATCCCAGCATTACCGTTCTCGGTATCAAACCAGCCACAGCTACGCGACAGAGAACTTCTTATCGCATTGGGTAAGCCTCTCAGGCTCAGACGCAGCCGCCGGCGTGGGCAGGCCGAAGTCGCTGGGCGAGAACTCCTATTGCTGGGGCGATGCCTTCGATCTGTTCGTCCACTACGAACACAACGGCGACTTTGACGGCGCCGTGCGCGCCTATGGTGCCGAGATCAACCCGGCCCGCAACGAGATGCCAGACAATGGCATGGATGATTTCGACTACATCGCCCCGACCGCTGCGTCAGAGGCACCTGCCAGCGCGATCTCTGCCGAAGATGATGCAGCGCCGCCCGAAATCCCCGACGCGCCAGCAGACGCGCCTGACGCGGCCCCAGACTGGCCCAGCCTCTACGACATGTTCGACGAGGCCAGCATCGAGCCGCGCAAGTGGATCTATGCCCACCACTACCTGCGCTCCTTCGTCAGCGTGCTGGCATCGGCTGGCGGCATCGGGAAGACATCGCTCCAGATCGTCGAGGCGTTGGCCATCGTCACGGGGCGCCCCTTGCTCGGCGAAGAGGTGAAAGAGCGCACCAACGTCTGGATCGTGAACCTCGAAGACCCGCTGGAAGAGATCCAGCGCCGTGTGCTGGCATCCATGCGCCAGTACGGCATCAACAAGTCAGAGGTCGAGGGCCGCCTGTTCGTCAACGCTGGCCGAGACTTCAGCCTGAAGTTTGGCATCCAGACCCGCGACGGCGTGCTGCCCAACACCAAGCTGGTCGAATACCTTTGCAAGAAGATCCCCGAAAAGCAGATCGGCTGCGTGTTCATCGACCCCTTCGTCGGCGCTCACAATATCAACGAGAACGACAACATGGCTGTGAACGCAATTGTGGCGGAAATAAGGCGCGTGGCTGATGAGACAAAATCCGCCATCGGGCTGGTCCACCACATCCGCAAAGGCAACGGAGAGGATGCGTCGATCGACAGCGTGCGTGGCGCAGGCAGCCTGATCGGTGCAGCCAGAGCAGCCCGCGTCATCAATCGCGTCTCAGAAGATGACGCCATGAAGCTGGGCGTGGAGCCTGATAAGGCCAAAGGCATCTTCAGGGTGGACGACGGCAAGGCCAACCTCGCGCCACCTGCCGACAAGTCAACCTATCGCCAGATGATAGGTGTGAAGATCGACAACGGCGAATGGATCGGCGTGTGCGTGCCATTTGAACTGCCAGACGAATGGAAGGGCATGACCGACAAGGTGGTCAACGAAATGCTGCGCCTGATCGAACTCGGGCCAGTGACCAGCGACGGGTCCGAAGAATACTATTCAATCCGCCCGCAAGACCGTGACCGCTTTGTCGGTCGCGTCATCACGACCTTTGCCTTCGATGACCCGACACACATGAAGAACGATGGACAGGCCAAGCGCATCATCAAGACGTGGCATGAGCGTGGCCTGATCGAGGAGTTCGAATATCGGTCCGAAAGCCAGCGGAAAGACCGCAAAGGTGTGCGCCCTGTTGGCCGTGTTGGAGAGCAAAATTGATGTGCGCCACTGGATTTCAAAATGCTGTTTCAGTGGCGCGCCAGCGGCGCAAATCAACTGCGCCACTGGTGATTTCGCCCTATAGGGTAAACCCAGCGGCGCAAGGCGCGCCACTGCTGCCTGCCTAGCGGCGCAGCAGCGGCGCACCGCACTGGGTTTTACCCAAGATCAGGGCGAACCCGAAAAACGAGATGAGAGGAGCAAAACGATGGCACAGAGACCAACCCGGCAGAAGAAAGACGACCGCATCCTGCACAAAGGAGCGACGGCCAATGAGATTAGATCGGATCTCAGCTTGGCCCCATTCGACGCGGCTGTCCGCGAGATGGACAAACGCTGGGGCGTGGATCGACTGCCCGAGCTGGTATCGGTCGAGAGCGCCGCGAAATGGGGCAAGGCTGTCGCCGGCCTGAACGCAGCCATCGACGCACAAGATCCCGACAAGGTGAAGTTCTGGGTCGAGGTCTGCCTGCGCGGGCTGGCAGCGATGGACGCAGAAGCGGTGGATCTGGGTCGGCCCGTGTCCGATCCTGACATCTGGGAATACGAATACGAAGGCACCACCTTCGGCATCATTGAGGATGGCCGCGAATGGCCCGCTGCATACGCCAAGCGGCCAGGCATCGCCATCCACACCATGCGCGAGGTCGCAGTGGCCCTGCACGCTCACCGCAATGGCCTTGTGGACGCAATCAAGCTATCCTTCCCCGGCGCCGAGGTGAAAGCCGTGCGCCGACCGAAGGCAGAACTGGAAGATGACTTTGACTTTCTCAGCGACGGGGTGATTGAGTGAAAGACCCAACCGACATCACAGGCCTGCATCGCGGCATGTTCCCGCTGACCCTGCATGAGGCCAAGAAGGGCGACCGCATCCTCTACTGGATCGGCCAGCACTGCGGCGGCCCGCACCGCCTTGATGCCGCAGCAGCATCAGATGCCGGCATGTGCCTGCTGTTCTGCAAGCGCGTCGGCAAAGGACTGTTTGCATATCTCGCCGTCAAGCGGTAAGGTTCTCGCACAACACCTCCCTGTTGGACACCTGCCTCTACTTAGCCCAGCCTCGCGCTGGGCTTTCTTTTGCCTGAACCTTGCGCTAAACTGCGCCCCAGCGACCGGGCCGCATCGCCCGAGATGAAGGTGGGAAATCATGCCAGCAGGACGCCCGAGCAAATACGATCCAGCCATGTGCGAGACCGTGATCGAAAGCGGGAAGATCGGCAAAACTCTTGTCGGCATGGCTGACGATCTGGACATCAACCGGGAAACGCTGAACGAGTGGATGAAGATCCACCCGGAATTTTCCAGCGCCGTAAAGGAAGGTCTGCGGAAATCGCAAGCCTGGTGGGAAGATCAGGGCCGCATTGCGACCTTCGGCGGCGTCGATGGCTTCAACGCCACCAGCTACATTTTTCAGATGAAGAACCGTTTCCGTGCCGACTGGAACGACACGGTGAAGAGCGAACACAGCGGCCCAGACGGCGGCGCGATCATCCAGAAGATCGAGCGCGTCATCATTGACCCGAAGGACTGACGAATGAAGCTGATCGATCCGGCAACAGGGCAGGCAGTCTGGGATAGCAACGACCCCAACGCTGGCCCCGTCCCGCCTGCGCCAGAAGGCCGTCAGTGGGTGCGCGTGGATGAGCCTGGCGACACGATGGCGCCGCGCCGCACAGCACCGGGCATCCTCGACATCGGCAACGGCGTCACCGAGCGGCTTGCGTTCCTGAACCAGACGTTCAACCCGGTCGAAGGCATCGGCAGCGCCATGCGGGCCGGATCTCGCATGGTGGCGCCCGATCAAAGCTACTGGGACCGCATCGCATC